CAGTATATATCGTACCATTTGCACTTCTTTTAATTTCTATTTTAGCTATTTGTTTCGAAAATTCCTCTTTTGATTTATCTAGTATTACGGTTACATCAGCAATTATAGTATCATTACCTATATTTTGATTTATTGTATCTTCACTTATTTCAGATAAATCTTCTTTCACAGCATTTAGTTGTGCTGTCTTTGTCTTTATAGCTTTTTCAAGTACATCTGTACTTCCACCCAATATTTCAAAATTAGGAACATTCTTTACAAGATTTTTTGTTAATCCAGCTGTGTCGAAAGAAGTAAGACTTGATACATCTACACTTGATTGTACATCTGAAAGCATAGATGATAAATCCTTTCCCTTTCCACTTAATGCAGTACCAAAACTACTTTGAAGAGAAGATAATTTACTTGCATATGCAGTTGGATTAGATAAATTCAAACTGATTAAAGATGACATCTCACCTTGTAAAGATGTTGTTGGTACATCTGGAAGTTCTGGCATTAAACCCGCTACAGTATTTTTTAAAGTTGTCATACTTGTAGTAGCAAGAGCTTTTACAGTTGATGCAGATGATTCTGCATTTTCTAATAATAATTTTTTTATATCTTCTCGTTTTTCTGTTACGAGTTTTATAGATTCATTAATACCACCAAATTGTGATTTTACAGTCGGTGTTTTAAATTTAGGAAATGCCATTTATATTTTCTCCTATAATCCTGCAACATGTACTGTAGCGTTATTTGTACCTGTTCTAGTTGTTGTAGTACTATAATCTGTTTTACCTGTTATTGCAGTAGTTTTTGTATCATCTTCAACTCTTTCACTTTTAACACCCTCAAAATAAAATGCTGAAGTGCTCTTATATTGTTGTATAGTAGCACCAGTAATTGATGTTGTTAATGATGAATTATAAGTTTCTGTAATTGCACCAGTAATTGTTTCAGACAAAGTTCCAGCTACCGTATGTATTTCATTCGCTTCAGTTTCAATAGTTAAATTATCAGCAGCTTTCATATTCATTACATCTCCCGACTTCATACTTATTGCGCCGATAGATGTTTGAAGATAACTTCCAAATGATGTTGATGACATATCGCCCATAACAAACGAACTATAATCTCCCATGATTGATATATCACATGCTCCGTTAATATTGCTAGTTAAATCTTTTTCTATTGTTTGTATATAATTCTCACCAATTCTAGTTATGTAATCTTCACTAATATTTTCTGATACATTTCCTCTTATTTCTTGTCCAAGATTTCCACCAGATTCTCCAGCACCGATTTTTATATATTTGTTTTTATGAAGTTTCTCGGTATAATCGCCTTCTACTTCTAACACATAATCCCCTTTGATTAAATTCCTAACATCTCCCTCGACTGTTAGATTAACATTACCCTTGATGTAACAAAAATCATTCCCTGCTGTTATCTGATAATTATCTTTTACAATCTTGGTTACGACAGTTCCATCTGGGTGTATTTCTTCAAATGTTCCTACTCTATGATATTTAAGTAATCTCTCACCACCTGGACTATCATCTATTTCATGAACATGCCCACTTTCACTTTCATGCACATGATTATATGGATATATTGTAGCACTATTCGATTTTGGATTAGGTTCATCAAATGTACTTCGTGTTTCTGCTTCAGCATAATCTTCTATCGTTTCAAGAAAAGGTTTTGTAGCAATTGGTAGACTTGTAAGTCTTGTAATTCTTCTATTATAAAGAGATGGATGTGTTTCCCCAATAGCACCCCTTGCTAGTGAATTGGTATCATTATCCCCAATCACTTTAGGATAAATTCCTGATGGGTCAGAAAATCCTTTTGTTGAATCTACATTATTTTTATTATATCCAGGCAATGTACCTATGATAATAGGTTCTTGTTTATGAAGAACATCTTTAAAAAATCCAATTACCCATGTTCCCTCAACCATGAATGGTGGAGTACTTCCCATACCATTCATTGATGGATTCGTAATCGGGTGCATAACTTCTGCCCATGGCAAAGTTTCAGTTGGTATCTTATTTAAATCTTCTGTATGGTATCCTAAGCAACGAACACGAACTCTACAAAGTTTATCAGGGTCATCTCTATCTTCTACAACACCAAAAAACCAAGCAAATCCATCTTGACCCATAAAATAATTTTCATTCATATGTTAATCCACAAAATTGCCAATTTCAGGCAAGTCAACTTCCTCTTCACAAGAACTATCACATGAACATTCAGTTTCACATGAACATTCTGTTTCACATGAACATTCTGTTTCAGATGAAGATTTTGTTGCAGTTTGCCAACTTATATTTGATATCACATGATAACTATTTTGTTCAGTATAATATGTCATAATATTCTCCTATTTCATTGATATTTATAAGGAATATTTCAATTTAATTTTGTTTTCCCATATTGTCGTAAAACCCTGAAATTATTGACTTTTTTTCTCAAAATTTGACTTACTAGCTGAGGATGTTATACTTATATAGTGAGGTCGAGAGATAACCAAAAGATGATAAAAACTAAGATTACCAATCCTGTTAATTTACCGAAAAAATTAGTTGCGAAATTACTTGCAACTGAAAATATTGATGTTGTATCTGAAAAGATACCAACAGCATATTTCGATTTGAAAGCTAGAAAAATTGGAATTCCAATATGGGAAAATGTATCCCAAAATGTTTATGATTTAATGGTTGGACACGAAGTTGGCCATGCTCTTTATACTCCAATAAAAGTATTAGAAGAAGCTAGAGAAAGAAAAATTCCTAAATCATTTGTAAATGTTATCGAAGATATTAGAATCGAAAAAATGATTCAAAACAAATATCCTGGATTGGTAACCAATTTTACGAAAGGTTATAAAGAATTAGTAAAAAGAAACTTCTTTGACCTTAGAAAAAAATCTAAACCATTATTAGAACTAGGTCTTGTTGATAGACTAAACATTTATGCAAAAACTAAAAATGAAAACATTGTCTTTTTAGATGAAGAACAATGGGTTTTTGCTGATATAGAAAAAATGACTACTTGGTTAGACGCTGTTAACCTTGCAGAAAAACTTGCAAAGTATATGGAAGATAATCCAGAAAGTCAAGGCGAATCTGTTAAAATGAGTGATGAACTTATGGATTCTGGAGATTCTGAAACTGGAGATTGTGAAACTGGAGGTTCTGGAGATTCTGATTCTGGAGATTCTGGAGATTCTGATTCTGGAGATTCTGATTCTGGAGATTCTGATTCTGGAGATTCTGATTCTGGAGATTCTGATTCTGAAGATTCTAAAACTGGTAAAACAAATGATGATGAAGATGATTGGGAAACTGATTACACTTCAGAAAGCATAACTGATAAAAATCTTGAAAAGAAATTAAAAGATTCTGCCGATACAACAGGTGAATATTTAAATGTTAAAATGCCTGATTATGATTTAAAAGAGGTAATTGTTAATTATGATGTTATTGCGAAACTTGATGATGACTTTATAAAAAAAGATGTAGAACTAAGAAAAAATAGACAGAATACTAGTTATAACCCCCATAAAAGCTTCGACTATCTTAATTCAGTTATTAGTGCTGATTTTAAAAAGTTTAAAGATGCTTCAATGAAAACTGTAAATTATTTTGTTAAAGAATTTGAAATGAAAAAATCTGCTGACAATTATGCAAGAGCAACTGTTAGTAAACAAGGTTCTTTAAATCTTAAAGTTCTTCACAAATATAAATTTGAAGATGATTTATTCTTAAAAGTTACAAATATTCCAGATGGTAAAAGTCATGGATTCATTTTTTATCTTGACTGGTCGGCAAGTATGGATGATAATCTCGTTCCAACTATGAAACAATTATTAAATCTTGTATGGTTTGCAAAGAAAACAAATATTCCATTTGAAGTTTATGCGTTTTCTGATGGATTTTATTCCCAGATTGATGGCGAAAAAAGAAAGGAAAGTATCTTTTCTAGTGAAATCGGAGATACACATTTAGGAACACGTTTTCATTTGTTAGAATTATGTAATTCAAAAATGAATAATTCAAAATTAAATGAAGCACTTAAAAGATTTTATGGTCTAACTAAAAGAATGTGCTGGTGGAATTTAGAAATGAATTCTAGTTCAGAAGAGCAAAGTGTTTATAGCCAAATGGATGTTCCTCAAGAATTAAAATTAAGCGGAACTCCTTTGTTACAAACTGCTTATGTCAATGTTGAATTGACTGAAAGATTTTTAAAAACCTATGGTGTTGATAAACTTAATGTTTGTTACTTGACAGATGGTATGGGTTCTCCTTTAAGAAACTATGTTGTAGGGCATGACACTCTTAGTGATGGAAAAAAAGTAGCTACAAAAGCTTTAATTCCTACTGCTAGAAATTTTCCTGAATTCTCTTCTGCTGAGTCAGAATTCCATTATAATGATATGAGTAAAGCTCCAAACCACATAAAGTATAACAAAAGTAATACTCGCATTAAAGTTGGTAAATATAATCATTTTGATATTCCACCAGCACATCAAACAACAGAAAATAAAAGTTCTTTACTTGATAACCAAATAGCTAGAGGCGATAGTCAATATGCTGACTTGTTCGAATATGAATTTGAACAATTTTCAAAAATTGCAAAACAAAATACAAATTGTAATATTCTTGGTTTCCATTTGATATCAACTTTAAAAAGCGGAAAAGTAAAAACCAATGAAGTTGGTTATGCTATCCGAAGCCATGAATCATTACTTAAAAACCAATTGAAAAAAGATAAACATTACAACTCTCCTTCTGAGGAAACCCCCCACAATTACGATTATAATCATCATAGTTCAAACGATTATATATCTAAAAAAATCAATAAAGATGGTGTCTATAATATACCAGGCGTCTTAGGTATGGATGATTATTTCCTAATGCCAGGCGGTAAAGGTATTGACTTAGATGATACTGAACTTTCTAAAGATTTAGTTGGTGCTAATAAAAGACAATTAATAAAAGCGTTTGGTAAAAACAGAAACGATAAACTTAAAAAAAGAGTGTTGTGTAATAAATTCATAGATAGAATTTGCTAAAGTTTTTCTAAAAGATATTTAAATATCTTAAAACATCTTAAAACTGATTCAAGGATTGATAGTCGTAAAGATTATCAGTCCTTTTTTTTTATCTATGTCCTTGTCTATTATAAGGTTTAAAGTCTCTTTTCTTATTTTTATTCATTGACGCCATTTTAACTCTACCTTTCCTAGATGTTTGACTAGTTTTCTTATTAAGTTTTATATGTGAACTAATAGATTTATATCTTGCTCTTGCCATATCATTATTTATTAGTCAAATTTTTCGGGTGTATCAGCACTATCTTCCATTTTGTACCAATTATCATCGAAGTATTTTTTTACTTTTTGTCTGTATCTTTTAAATTGATTTCCATGTTCATCTTCTACCACTACTTCTTCATATTCATCTTTTGTAATTACTTCAGTTTTCTTAGGTTTATATTTCTTCTTTTTATCCACAGGGTTATCCACAGGATTATCCACAGGATTATCCACAGGAATTTTTTGTTTTCTATTATTAAGTATTGTTTGATTCGCAGCAATAAGCAAAGCAATTGCTAATGGGTCGAACACAAAAATTATAAGCAGAATAACTCCTCGTACAGATTTTTCCAAATATAATTTTGCGTCTTGTCCATAGACAAGTTCTGCAATATATTTTATTGGGCCGATTTCTCTTTCAAAGGTTTTTACCTTATATCTCAATTCTGCTTGAGTATCTTCATATCCATCTATTTTGGTTTGTGCTGTTGTAATGATATCATTATGATAATCTAAGTTCTCTCTTTGTTTTTTCTCAAACGAAAATGCTCGAGTAATATTACCTCTGTCAATGCTTCTATCTATTCCACGATTAATTCTATCTACTGAATCTTCTGCACGAATAATCTTTCTTTCTTCTTGTTGTTTCTTTATATCTAATTTTTCAATAGATAGGACGGTATCAGATAATCCAGAACCTTGTTCAATATGTGATTTAGATAAGAATCCAAAGATACCCATTGAAGTGATTAACATTAAAACCACTAATGCTATTGATAGATAGGTTTTTAAAAAACGACTTGTTTGTTTCCAGTTTTGATAAAGCCAACTAGCAGTTATAAGTTTCCCTATCTCCAGAACTATCCCCATTACGATAATAGGAATAAAGGCGGCAGGAAAAATTGATGTAAGTCCTATAATGGAATAATATGCAGCTACTCCAGATATAGAAATTGCAACTATAAAAGTAAGGATTGCAAAAGACATTATACTCTATTTATCTATTTTTACGCATCTGGGTCAGGGTTTTGATTTGATGTTATTGGTGATATAAGTTAACTCCTAGATACACTTGGATTGACAGTCGCTGTTCCTTCAATAGGTCTTGTTTTTGTTCCACCAGATGCTGTAATTACTATATCATAAACATATCTTCCGCTACTCAACGCCCCTGTTTGTGTACTAGTTAAAGTTAAAGTAAGTTGTCCAGTAGTTCTATCAGAATCAAATGCAACAGTAAAAGAAGTTGCACTAGAAGATAAATGTGATTTTCTAAGTTGTGCAATGGCGGTATATCCAGTTAGAGTTAATACTTCGCCGTCACTATCGTTAATTGTGACAGTAGTTGAAAAATTTGCATCTTGGTCAATAGAAATATTTGATATTGTAGCCATATATAATAATTCCTTTTGTTATTATTTATAAAGAAATATTATTTTAGACAATGTTAAAATATTAAATATTATACATATGGGTGTAGTCCCTGCAGAGGGTTCAAGTAATACTATAAGGGATGATTGTTATTCATCATCTGGATATGCATATTCAACATCAGCTTCCCAATGTTCATTTGCATCACTAGTATCTAATTCAGATTTGAATACTTCTTTAATATGATTCAATTCATCTTCCATTATATTTAATCTAGTATATAATGCATTCAACTTATCTTCTATATCTTTTTCACTCACAACTTATTCTCCTTTTGGTTCATCATACCAATCATCCCAACCAAAACTATTATCATTCATATCATCATCTTCATCTTCATCATCATCGTCATCATATTCATCATCGTTTGAATAACTATAATCTTTTTGTGGTTTTGATTTTACTATATCATAAATGTTATCCATTTTTTCTTCTAGGATTTCAAGTGATAGTTGCAACTCTTCTAACATATCAAAGATTGCTGCTGGTGTATGTTTTGTTTCTTTTGACATTTTATATTTCCTCTGTAACCATTTTAATGTACACATATTTCTATTTATTTTATAAGTCCATAAAGAGCTGATTATATTTGCTTAATCTTTTCTCTATGTCCTTAATATATTCCTTTTCTTTTTCAATCAGATAACAAGAAACAGATTCTTGAATAGCTGCTTCTCCTGTTGTTCCTGTTCCAGCAAATGGGTCGAGAACAGTTCCATCTTTTGGTGTGACTAATCTAACAAGATATTTTATTAATTCAACTGGTTTGATTGTTGGGTGTGTGCTTCCATCTCTTTCTTTCTTGTGTGCTTTAGGAACATAGAAAAATCTTGATGCTCTGCCTTCATCTTCGTGTCCACTCCATACTTGTTTTGCTTTGCCTTCGAATCCTTTCTTTAATAAAGTTTCTGTGTTATTTCTATTTCTTGGTGTAGGATTTGATTTTGCTACTTCTGGAAATTGTTGTTCCACAACCTCACTTCCATCATGAATAACATTTGCTGGAAATCTTCCTTTAGGGTCTGCATCAGCGAACTCTGTTCCCTCTGCTTTCATTCCAGAATTTTCTTCTGTCCAAACTCCATCTTTATTTCTAGGTTGTCTTTGAGTTTTCTTTCTCTTTGCATTTTGGACTTGACCAAAACTTAATTTATCTATACCGATTGCTTCTTTTGATTTCTTGCCTTGGTCACGAAAGTCAGGCATTGTATCTGGGTGTTTTACTTCGCCTTTAACTCTACATTCATCTATGTTGATACCACCTGTTCCATGTTTCAATACATTATCCATAATAGATTTTTCTGATAAAGGTTTTCTTGCTAACACCATTGGTTCATGTGCTGGTTTTAATGCAGTTCCCCAACCTTCCCATTTAGAAGTTCCCTTTGTTCTCTCAACCATAGAACTTTCATAGTTTGCTACTTGTTGATTACCTATTGGTCTTTCTGTTCTATTTGCACCATCTTGTGAACTTCTTGGGTCATACATACCCAATGACTCTCTTTCGTTACCTTGTTTCTTATCAATTGCTTTTCCAAGATTTAAACTCTTTGGAAATCCAGTTCCATATATCCACATGATTTGGTCACGAATTTCAAAACCAGCATCTTCAATTGCAACTGCCATTCTATGATAGTTTCTTGATGCCGAAAAAGCAATGAGATGTCCACCTGGTTTTAGAGTTCGTAATACTTCTTTCCAGAAATCTACATTGAATGATATTCCTGTTCCATCCCAACTCTTTCCCATAAAACCTAATTCGTAAGGTGGGTCGGTTACGCAACTATCAAAAGTATTTTCATCTAATGTTTTTAAGTGGATAAAAGAATCTTCGTTAATTATTGTTTTCATTTTATGACCAGTATATTTCAAAATCCTCGTCAGTAGTTGTTGGTAGAGTAGAATGTTTGCCATGATGAAAACACCATACACACATTCCATTTGTTTTAAATCTTATGTTGTTATTACAGATAGAACATTTAGATGCTACAACATGCAGTTCATCATCAAACAAATATAGTCCTTCTCTAAATTTTAAATCAGTTATTCTCATAATATAATCTCTTGTTCTACTGTTTATTCTTTATCACTAAAGACGCCGAGATAGACCATTATAACAAATATAATAACAAATGAAACATATAAAAATATATTTGTAATGCCTATTTCTGTTATTGTATTTTCCATTATTCTTTAATTATAACATTTCTATCAGGTGTTGTCAAGTGTTGTATAGTCACCCTTATTCGGAATTACATTTCGAATGCCACCAATTGGATTTTCTACGTCATTCTTTCTGCGTGGAATCAAATGAAAATGCAGATGTGATATTGTTTGTCCTGCTGATTCTCCTTGATTCACTCCAAAATTCCAACCAGTAATATCTTCGAATTCTTTTTCTGCTTCTGGTATTCTATGTTTTGCTAGAAGAAAGATATGTTCCATTTCCAGAAAAGATAATTCTGATATAAATTCTACATGTCGTTTTGGAATTATAAGAGTGTGTCCTTTTGTAACTGGATACTTATCAAGAATACAATATGCAATTCCAGAAATTAAATTTCTACCAAACACAAGTTCTGGCATTAGCAATGCATCTTCTTTATAATCACAAAAGATACAAGAGTCCTCTGGAATTGGAACATCTGATTTTCTCATTATTTTCGGTGGTGTGACAGGTGGTTTCTCTTTAAACATTTAGATAACAAATAGAAAATAGTATACGACAACTCCAATAAGAAATCCTCGTAGAAATTTTATCCAAATCAAGTTACGTTTATATTTACTTCTCGTGTTTATTTTTTTTAAACTTGATAAAAGAAAATATTTCATATTATTCCTAGAAACTCTGTACCTTCTATTTGCAATACTGGTAGGTTGCTCT